TTCCTCAGCCTCGGCCATATCACCCCCGACGGCCTGCGCAACCTCACCTACCTCTACAAGACCTATCACACGATGGGCGGCAACGGCACCGGCACGGAGCTGTACAACCGCGCCAAGGCCCTGCCCATCCACGACTGACCGCCCGGCCTCGCCGGGAGAAAGGACACACCATGAACGCACATATCACCACCAACCGCACCATTTCCACTGCCACCCTCGCCCGCACCGCTGTGCTGGCTCTGGCCCTCATCAACCAGATCCTGAGCGCTCTGGGCAAGCCCCTGCTGCCCATCGACAGCACCCAGCTCGAGCAGCTCATCTCCACCGGCTTCACCACCGTGTCTGCGCTGGTCAACTGGTGGTTCAATAACAGCTTTACCAAGGAGGCCATTCAGGCCGACGCTGAGTTTGAGCGGCTGAAGAAGAGCGTGAAGTAAGAGACCGGCCATAACTGCATAGCATGATAAGAGCCGCAACTCTGGGGATAATCCTCAAGAGTTGCGGCTCTTTTGTTATAGAATTATTTTTCTGAAGACTTCTTGGATCCGTACCATTTCCATAGAAACCAGCCCAGCACACCAAAGAAAACAATGAATAAGACAACAAAAATCCAGAAGGTCCATGTTGAGTGCTTTGAATCTACAAAAAATTCAAAAACACTTTTACCTACAGCATTTACTTCTGCAAACCACATTCCGCTGAATAAGACCAGTAGCGCCAGTATGATATAGTTACACAAGAAAACGACCGGGTATCTCTGTATTATGTTAGCTGCTTTTTCGGCAGCGGGTTTCTTCAAAGTCGTAATGCGTATCACAAAATACATGAATCCAAATAGCAGATTCATCATGCAGAACGCCCATGCATCCGCAAGAATAAGAACAGGAAGCACCGATTGCCGCTCGTTTAATGTTTCTTGCACTGCGCCAAAAATGCTGTCTAAAGAAGATATTCCGCCAAAGACAATAAACGACAACGCCGTGAAAATGCCTATCAATCCCACCAGCTGTTGGGTCATTTCTTTTGTGATCTCAGATATTTTTGGCGCTAAGATGCTTTCAACTTCATGCTCCAAATCCATTCGTTTTTTGCTTACCAACTTCTGTTGTTGAATTGCAAGGTTCGAGTGGTCATAAAATTTCAACACGTTTTTGAAAGATTTCTTCCAATATTCCGACGCTGGATTATCTTCAACTTTTCGTTCTACATAGTGCAGGACAAAATCCAAATTTGTCCCAAACGTACCTAATTCCTGCTCGGTTTTGTTAAAGATATGATTACTTATGGAAGAATACATCAGTCGATCCGCTGAATTTGAAAGATATGTTTCAAGCTTCTCAACCCATATTTTGCAATCAAATTCCCCTTCAGAAGTTTTTCTTGACAACGACCGACACAAATCTAATATAGAATCTTGCATCTCTTCTGCGGTGTGGAATCCCTTTATCGGCTTTTGTTGAATGTCCGCAGCGCGGTTCTCTGTAAGAAGGTCTAACTGAACCATCTCTGTTTTTTCAGAGTTTCCTTTTGTTTTATTATTAAATGTTTTTCCGAGTCGCTTTCCTAACATAGTCATTTTATGTTTTTCTGAAATAAGAACGAATTGCATTCAGAGTGATTTCATTATCAAAGCCATTTCGATATGCATTCTTCCATGGAGTCTGCGAGTGCGTTATATCAACTAGTGCAGATGTAGAAAACTTAGCGCAGTGATCAAGCATCGCATCAATCAACTTTTTATCCGAATTGGAGATAGAATTCAACTCACAGCCATCATATGGGATCACAGCACTACCATAATATCGATATTCTCGATAGACTTCCGGTACCACCGGTCCAAAATCCCACGCTTCCATTCTTTGCTTAAAGCATGGTTGGCCATCAGAAGCATTTACAATGAATTGAACCTGTACAAAGTAAAGCAGTTTCTGTAATCTCAAATTGCTAACCGTCCGCCCCTGTTGTGCTTCATAATGAATGATGTATTTTGCAACTTCAAGTGCGCTGTAAGTCATAACCATGCCTCCTTTCAAAAATATACTCGATGATTTTCGTAAACAACTTCGACAAAAGCATGCACTACTTTAGCATTGCGTTTTATCTTGTGGTTATTTGTTTTTTTCTATTATATCAAATTTTGCTCCGTCGGTGTTCACGAACATGGCACTGTTTTTTGTGTATTATTTACAATAGTGTCCCAATTTTTTTGGAAGACCCTTTGAGTCTGTACCTCTTGACAGTAGTAAAAAGACCTGTATTCTATCGTATTGCAGTATATTCACTCACCCTCAGACATTTTCTTGGACAGCGGCATACATACAATCACTTTTCCGACTCGAGAATAGACCGTAGCTCTTCCGTCATAGTTTGGAGGTCTAAGCAGAGCTGAGCTATCTCAGAAATGCAGCTGTCCTGTTCATGTGCCTGGATATGCTCAACGCTCTTCATTATTTCAAAGATCATATCGTCGACACGCTGGAGTCTTTCTTTTGAATATCTCATTTCTCCGCCATTGTTTCTTTGAGGTTAAAAAGTGGGTTTCATAGTGGGTTACAGCAAAAAGAAAACACCCAAGAACTTGCGTTCCTAGGTGTTTTTCTTTGGTGGAGCGAAGCAACCTAAATCCGAACCATTGCCCTCTGGGGCATCTTTGACGGCGATTTCATCGAAAGTGATGGTTTTTGTGCCGTCTTTGTAGTTGAATGTAATCAAAACTTTTTCATCATAGAGATAAACGGCGTTCACGAATGTATTGATGAGCGTTTCCCGATGGCTTTTCACGTTCGGGTCGAGTTTGCGGAAGTTGGTGAGCCAAAATTTCACAAAATCTGCGCTGACTTTCGGTTTCGCCAGCTTTTCTTCCGCGATGCGGATTTCCAACTCTTTCTGCTGAGCCTCCAACTTTTCCAAGCGTCCTTTGGTCGAGCTGGTCAGTACACCTGCCTGAATCGCATTTAACAGATTCTCGATGCCGTTCTCTATATCCTTCATCTGCTTTTCCAGCAGGGGCAGCACCGTGTTCTCCTGTTCCTGAAGAATCATCACCGCATCCACGATGGACTGGATACTGTCATCGTCACGAATCATCTTCATGGTTTCGTTGACTACCAGATCTTCCAGCCACTCTTTGCGGACGGTCTTTTTCTTGCAGGTCTTGGTGCGCTTGGCATTAGCACATTTATAATAATGGTGGACGTTCTTATTTCGACTCGTTCCGCACTCGCCGAACATCATCGCTCCACACATTCCACAGAACAGCTTGGTCGTCAGCAAATAATCGTCCTCCGCTTTGTGCCGAGCCGGAGCGCGGCGGTTCTTGGCGATTTTATCCTGTACACTGTCGAACAGTTCTTTCTCAATGATAACCGGGATGCTGTCCGGCATCACAATGTCCTTAAAACGGTTCTCGCCGATATAACGGCGGTTTGTCAGCAAGGTCTGAATACTGTTATAGGTGAACTTCTGATTGCGGTTGGTGGTCACGCCACTGTCGTTCAGCCAGTTCATCAGCTCTTTCATGGTTGCACCATCGTTGTAACGCTGAAAGACTTCTACCACAAAGGGAGCTTTCAAAGGGTCAATCTGGAAGAACTTTTCCTCGTCTACCGTATAGCCAATGGGAATCGTGCCGCCGTTGTACTTACCCTTCAGAACATTCTCGGTCATGCCGCGCACAACTTTTTCAGAAAGTTCTGCCGAGTAGTATTCAGCCATGCCGGT